GACTTCGAGCCATCCCGCATGAGACACCATTGTGTCGCCGACCACCGCAGACGAGGCGTTCGTGTTGATGAGTCCGAGATACGGGCCGACGACGGTGTACGCCGAGCCGGCGAGGAACGTGTCGAGCGCGAGGTTCTTGCCGACAGTCGTAACGATGTTGTCGAACTCTTCCGCCCACTTCAGTTCTGTCGGAATCGCCAGAAAGTCTGCAAGCAGCTTACGCCCGTGCAACAGGCGGTCGAACATGCCGGTCAGCCCCTTGCGGGTTAGCCGGTCTCGCAGCGCGCAATACTCCTCGCGGAAGCTCTCGACAGGGCCGGTGAGGGTCGCCTTGAAGCGCCCGTGCGCCTCGGCTTTCTCGACCTCCGCTGCGCTGCAGGAAACATGCGCGCCGGAGGCCCCTTCGGGGTTTGTCGCTTCGAGCTGGTCTTGGGTCTTGTTCATGGTAAATCCTTTCTGCGTGAATTATGGTGCTATTTCGACTTCGACCAGAAACTTGCCGGCCTTGAGCTGCGTTACAACGCCCGTTGAAGATTCTACTTCATGTTCGTAATAGTATGTCTTTGGCGAAAGCCCCGCTGTCTCGGTTGCGGAGACCACTCTGGCAATCGTCTTCGTCACGTTGTCGTGGGTGATCCCCGACGTCTCCGTAAGAAGAATCAGCGCCCGCGCGTCCACGACGTCGTTTGTGACATACACCGTCGAGGGGTTCCACTGCTTCGTGGACTGCAGCGTCGTCTCTTCCCACGTAACCGTTCCGTCTGTGCCGGCGGCTTCCGGGCGATCCGATCCTGACGTCCCGCCTGTAACGCATTTAAGCAGCAGCCGGTCGTTCGCCTTTTCGCGAATGGCCATACGCGACTTGTACCCAGTCAGGTCGACCGGGGTGTGGTACTGAATGAACCCACCAGACGTATACGCCGCCCATGCCCTACCCCCTTCGTCGACAGGATCGACATCGTTGAACTCGATCTCGGTGCCGCTGATGAACAGGGCTTTGTGATAGTCGGAAGGGTATCGCGGCGGAGTATTCGCCGAATTGATCTGCTTGGGGGACGCCACAAGCGTCACCGCGACCGGCCAATTGTTCGGGCACTCGTGCCCTGCGCCAATAGTCAGTCTTGGAGCGCCAGAAGCGAAGGAAATCCCGGTGATGGCTTTGCGCTTGATCGGCTCCACAGCGAAACGAACCACGTCGGAAAACGTCTTTCCTTGGACAACGGATAGGTTTTCTTTGGTGTCCATTACTTCTGCTCCCTATGAATCTTGTACACATCGTTCTCGGTAAGCACCTTGTCTTGCACGACGTGCACCTTCATTTCTGCGACGGTCTTCGCCACGTCTTCGATTGTGTTTTTTGCACCAACACCAAAGATGGTCCAGAACACCGTAACAGCAGCAGAGAAGCCAAGTGCGCTCCATATAGCCTTGTCGTATGATTTGTGCGCAGCTTCGTTCGCGGCGTGCATTCTTTCCGCTTCAATTTCGTGCGCCTTGAGCGCCTCAAACGCTCTACCGATAGCTTGGTCGCTATTTCTGTGCGATACCTCCAACACAGCGAGCCTCTCCAGCCGCTCGTTGTTCTTCTGCATCGAAACGGTGAGTTCGCGCACCGCTTCAGTCAGGGTTTTAACCTCGCTTTGCAATGTGGCGATCTTTTCTGTTGGTTCCGTCATGCTTCAACGCCCTTCGAGATTGCTTTTGAAATGTGTTCGACCGCTTCCAGCAGTAGCACGCGCGCAGCGGCAAGCTCGAACATCGGGCGCTTCGCTACGCGCTCGCCGAAATCCGAGTCTTCGATGTTGTCGGGCATGTCCTGAACGTCGGCGCGCTCGGCATCAAGCAGCACCGTAAGCTGGCTCATTGCAGCTTCGATTGTCATAGCGAGTTGTTCGAGGCCAGCGCGGCGAACTTCATTCATTCTGTAGCCTCTCAACGTACGATTGCAGGTAGTTTAACGTGATTGTGGTTTCGGCACAATCCGCTGCAACTCGGGCGGGAGAAGGTACTGTGTCGGGGCCGGTTTGAGCATCTCCGGGTCGATCTTGGGCAGGCGGGGACACTCCACCGCCACCGGCACTTGCGGCGGCAGCGGTGCGCAGCCGTTTAGCGTAATCAGCACGAACAACAGCAAGGGCAGCAGCCCATCCTTGAGCGGTTTCATCAGCAGTTCTCCGGTTGGCCTCTTCGGTTGCCTTGGCTTTGGCCGCAGCGATCCGGCCCACGGCTTCCGTTTGCATTACAAAGGCGGCATGGGTCGCGTTGCAGGTTTCCAGCTTGCCCTTGTAGGCGTCGGCGCGATTGCTCTGCACGAAGCCCCACCCGAGCGTCGCCGCTTGCAGCACCAGGGCGACCAGCGCGGCGATGACGGTCGGGGACATTACGAGGCCGAAAGGCATAGCGCCATCTCCGCGTTGCGCCGCTTGGTCAGGCCCGGAAGCGGGACGAGGACGCCGGCAACCGTTGCCTTGTTCCAGCGCGGAAGCTGCTTACACGCCGCCTCAATATCGCCGGCAGATAGATAGCGGGATGCTGTGGAGTTGCACGCCACGGTCGGACCAAGGTTAAAGACCGCATCCGCAAACGCTGCATGGACGTTTTCCGGAAGGTTCGGGTGACACTTTTCAACCGCATTGACGGCCTCCATCATGTCTTCAGTGAGCAGCGCCTTGCACTCTTCAAGGGAATACTTCTTTCCAATCACCACGTCCGGCCCGGTATGTCCAAAACAGGTCGTTAAAATTCCAGGCGGATCGTAGTAGGCGAACTGGCGCAAGCCTTCAGCCGGGATGGCGATGGCCGTGGCGATAGCCGCTACAGCAGAGAGGCGCTTAGTTCTCGGCTGCATTTTTCGCCGTCGCCTTCTGCGCCACGTTCGCGCCAAGGTAAAGCGTCAGGTCAAGCGAGGCCACCGTGACCCACATGCCGCCGTCGATCAGGCCGAAGGCACGCAAGGCGGTGGCCGCCGCCAGGACCAGCAGGGCCAGGATGAATTTGCGCGAACCATATCGTGAGGTCATTCGTCAAGGTTCCTTTGGGTCAGCAGGCGGGTGAGCATCGCGCCAACCACCACGATGAATGCCACGAAAGCCATCGGGCGCGGGGCGAGCACGTCATCGACGAACGGCAGGATCGCTTCGCAGCCGGCGAAGAAAGCGGCCACGGCCATCAGCCTGAAGCTCCAGGCTTTCTTGGCAATCCGTTTCCAGTCGGGAAGCAGCATCACTTCTGCACCTCAAGCGTGATAGTCGTTCCCATGTCCTCTTTCGCCTCGATCAGCGCGAGCAGCCGGACAAGAGCAGACGGTGATGGAATGACGCCATTGCGACCCCGTACTCCACCCAAAACGATGTCGCACTCAGGAGAAGCGCCAATCCATCCGAGGCCGATTGCGTCGGGGAGGATTCGCCCGTGGACATGGCTGAACTGCGCCGTGACCTCATATCGTCCATGCGGTAGATTTGGGCGTCCATTTCCGGCCTCGCAGAAGCAGAGTTTCAGGTTGTCGGCGTAAATTGCCCCGTTCGTGACGAGCAAGTGCATGTGTCAGCCGTCTAAGTCCACCGCGTCCAGCTCGGCGTTCTTGGCCTTTGCCTTTGCCTTGAGCTGCCGCGGAGCCGGAACGGGCTCTTCAAAGGCGGACAGAATTTCGTGTCCTTCAGGGGTGACGTCAAATCCGCCGCCACCATGACACAGTCCGACCATGATGTGCTTGCCGCGATACACGAGAATACCGCCGGGGACCGGTTGGGCCTCATCGCCGAGCGCCGCCATCACTTCGCCATACGTCCAAGCCATTTTGTTCTCCAGTTGTTAAAACGGGGAGCCGAAGCTCCCCGCTATTGTACTGCAGGTTACGATACTGCGGCGATGGTGTTATCAGCAATCCACGTCAGACCATCGGTTGAAACGCAAACGAAGGTGGCTCCCGTCTGGGTAGCAACACCACGCTGCCCAGTAGTGGCCGTACCACCATTGATGGTGCCGCCGGTCGGCGGGTAAATGTCGACCGTGACTGTGGCGACATTGTTGACGATGGTGATTTCTGCGCCTTGGCCCATACCCGCGGGGAGGATGAGGCTGTCCCCGGTAGTGGCGCAGACGGTGACGGTATTGAACCGGCCAGAGGCGGTGTTAGCTTCGAGCGTGGGCGCAGCGCCGCCGGCTAGCGCGGTAATGGTGCCCTTGCAAAAGTCAGCGCCTGCGTAGGCCATTTGTTGAATTTTGGAACCTGCCATGATGTTTTCTCCTGAAATGGTGAAGCAGGGGGCCGAAGCCCCCGGTGCTTAGTAGACGACGGCGATAGCCAGCGACTCGGGTTTGACAACCTTCATGCCGTAGACCTGCAGGCCGCGCACCAGATCGCCGAAGTCGGACGGGTTGCGCACGGTTTCGGTCTTGGTGAACTGCGAGGCGAAGGTGATGGCAGACTTGTGGCCGGCGATCAGGACGCGACGCTTGTTGGCGTTGGTGGTTGCAACCGTGGTGCTCTGGGTGCCGTCGCCGGAAATCCAGAGGGTACCGTTGGCGGCAATACGCGGCAGGTTGTTCGACACATAGACCGTGAAGCGGTCGATCTCGCCGATCATGCCGCTGCGAACCATCGACTTGCTGTCGCCCATGAACTGCGCTTGCGCGAGGTTCGAGGACATCAGGTCTTGACGGGTCTGCGGGTCGATCACGAGGAAGCGATCCGACTCGGGCATGTTCTGCTCATCCAGCACGCCGGACATCTTGGTCAGGAGCGCCAGCGAGGAGCCGCTGGTGATCTGGACCGGAGAGCCTTCGGTGCCGAGATTGTACGCGGCGGAGTTCTTGCCTGCGGTAGCACCCTTGTTGGCGGCCGCGCCGTTCAGGAACGTGTCGTAGAAGCAGTTCGAGTCGACAGCGACCTTCATCTGCATACCGGCGTCGTTCGAGAACATGTCGAGCAGCTTCGGCTGGGACTGCATCGCCAACAGGTCGTTGAGCTGGAACGCGAAGCTCTTGCCCTTGTCGATGGTCAGCTCGATGGTGTTCGGCGTCGGAGCCTGATAAGTCAGGCCAGCGCCAACGGTGTAGTTCGAGATCGCGATGTCCGGAATGTTCTGGATCACAACCTTGTCACCGATGTTGCTGATGTCGCCTTCCCAGTTGGTGTTGGAAATGGCAGCAAACGTCGACGCCGTGTAGAACTTGGCGTTGAGCTTGCTCGACCAGATGGTCGGGATGAAGGTACCGGAGTAGGCCGGCGAGGTATTGAAGGGTGCGCTAACGGGGTAGACTGCACCAGCGGTAATGGTAGCCATGAGCTATTTCTCCTAAAGTTTCACGTTGTTCATGGCCCCTGACATCATCAGAATCGCACGCGACCTTCGGCCAGCGCCGTCTCAGCTTCCGCAATCAGTGCCTCGTAGTCTTCGCGAGCCATGCGTTGTCCGTTACGGTGGTCGAGGGCATCAGCGTACTCCTTGCCGGTCCAGACACGCTGGGAACCTTCGGCTTGGGGAGCGGACGATCTGGTGCTGCTCGGGGCAACTTGACTATTGAGGTTCGGCTTCGCTCTGGCTGCAGGTGCGGATTTGCCAACACCGATGGAGTCCTTGAAGGCAGTGAGCTGCTCCACGACCACACCAGCATCGAAACGGTTCAGCGCGTCGTCGGCAACGGCGCGGCGGGTAAAGCGGGTTCCCGGAACATTGCTGTTCAGGAACGCGTCCCATCGCGCGTCAACGTTGACGGTCTCGAAGTCCGGGTGAGCGGCGTAGACCGTTTCCCAGAACTTGTCCGTTTCTGACTTGACCGCCTGCTTCTCGGCGCGGTCGGCTTTCGCCGCAACGTCGCCAAATCGCTGGTCAAGTTTGGCTGAGAACGCTTCGGACAGAGCCTTGAACTCTTCCCGCGCGGCTCGGCGCACCATGTCCACCAAATCGTCACCATATGCCTCAATGTCGGCATCTGTAACGAGCTTCGCATCAGGCTGGGCTTCTTTCGCCTTGGTTTCCAGCGCCGCAAGGGCACGGTCCAACTGCTCGGAAAGCGTCCGGTTCTGTTCGATAAGCCTTGGCACCTCTGCCTTATACTTACCTTCCATCACGCGGAAGCGTTGCTCCAGCACCGAGTACTCGGGCTGCGCTACTTGAGGTTCTTGCACCACGGGTTCTACCAACTGCAAGTTCGGCTGCTGGGCTTCGGGCGCGGCTTCCGGGTTCCCGTCTTGGGGAGTGGCGGCGGCGTCCATCTCGGCCTGCAGTGCTTCTGCTTGGTCTAGTTGGGCTTGAATCTGTTTGGGCAATGCACTCACAAAAGTCTCCTTTTCGTGCCGAACGACGTTTAGCAAGCTATCTCTAGGGTTTGCATCACGTTACGGGCTACTACTCATTAAGGGCTTACGCCCCACCAATTTTGGAAGCCAGAGCAGCGGACTGCTCCAGTTCTTCCAGCAAATCATTTAGCTGCTGAATCCGGCCTTGGTACTGGCGGAACACGGAGTCAGAAGCCATTGCATCGTTGGCTGCACGGTATTTGTCGCGCAACTCGGTCAAATGTTTCTTGTACGGACTGAATTCCTCCAGCCCGTTCAGTTTCAACTGGCAAGCGACGAGGTGTCGGTCAGCAGCCACGGCTTCCCTTCTTGACGACGCCACCTTTAGCGAACGGCGCGGCCTTGGCAAACGGGTTGCCCTTCGGCGCGACGCCCTTGCCTTTGGGGGAAATGCCCTTCATCTGCTTGGCGTCGAGCTTCTCTTCGCGCTTGGAACCCTCCTTCATACCCTTGGGTTCCTTGTCAGCCTTACTACGTTCAAACGGTTTGAAAGCCATAAATTCTCCTGATTGCGAAATAAGCTACAGTTATACATCGGGGAAGTCAAGTTCTGGTCTTATTTATCCAGTACAGGTTGTTCGCCAGCAGCGCGACGAATGGGACGATAAGCAGCAGCATGAAGGTCAGGCCGACCAACTCGTTCAGCACGATATAGGCGACGACCGCCGTAATCGGCACTTTCGTCAGGAAAATGCCGCCAGCCAGGCCGAGCTTGTCGAATAGCCAGCGGGCGACGGCATTCATTTCGCGCGCCCCGTTGCGGAGTCCGTAGATCGTGGTTGCTGCGTCGGCGGACTGGAGCGCGATGAAGAGGATCAGCAGGGCGGTCATCATACTTTAGTCCAGCCAAATACCCCTGGTTCCCACACGTTGTTACCTGCCCCATCGGCCTGCGTGACCTTCCACGTAAAGCCGTTGTGCGTGCAGGTATCCGGTTGGCCAGTAAATGAATTAACCAGCTTGAATGGATATTCTGCAGAAGGCTGATACCACGTAACGGCAACTCCAGGAACCCTCGCCGGTTCGATCTGCGCGGGCAACTCTGACGGGTTCTGGTAAATGGCCGTGTTGTATGGTTGCTTGACCCACCACAAAGTACCCTCGTCATCTTGATACAGGCCGATACTCACATTTCCCGTCAGCGGCGCTGCATCTGTTCCCCACGTCGCACCAGCCGCTTCAGCAGCATCCGTGGTCATCGCTACTGGGTCAGTCCCTTGCGTGATCGTGACATTCGGAATTGATGCCACCGCAGCCTCGAATTCCGGATCTCCCCAACTGTGCAGCAGGGCAACGGTCGCGGTCGGGCCAGCGTAGGCTGCTACAGAAAAATTCGATGGGCCATAGGACTTGACTCCCGGCGTCTGCGAAGTGTTGTTGAGCAGATCGTTTGCCGCTTGCATGTTGGCGGCGGGTATCGATGCTGAGAAATTCGAGGTCATTTAGTACGCTCCAACACTGCGCCTGCACGATTTAAGAGGCCAGTCATACGCCAGCCTTTGCGTTCAGATAGGCCGTAACGTCTGATGTTTCGCCAGCGGTCAAAGCCCGATCAATGACTATAAGGCCGCAGTGGTCTGTGCTGTCGGAGTATGAGGTTCCTATTGTTTGCGCCGTCAGGATGTTTGCTCCAACACCTGCAACTGCGCGACAAACTGTGCAATTAGTCCCAAGGCTAGACGCAAACGTAGAAACAATCGTGTCATCAACAGCATCGTAATCAATGCGGTACGGTGAATACCTAAGTGCAGGTTTCAGTGCTGCATTCGACTGTACACCGTGGTTGCCGGGGAGTTCTTTGACGGAGATGTTGTCGATTGAGCCGACAAATTCGTACCCAGTGGCATTGCATAAAAACGTTATGCCAGTACCTTCTGCTCTAAGGTAGTACGTCTTGCTTCCACTACTACCAATTTCCGCTAAGTTTGTACCCCCACCAAGTCTTATAAGGAGTGACCCAGATGTATAAGTCACATCTAAGGTTATCTTGTAGATAGTTCCAGTAACCGTGATGATGTTCTGCATTACTGATTGGAACTGATTGCCTCCTGCGGATATTGCAGCCCCACCCGATACAGTCCAGCCGGTGCCCAGCGTCCACCCCGTACTACCGTTGCTGAAGTCACCATTCGTCACCAACTCCGGCCCAAGCACCAGCCCCTTGCTCTTGTCCAGAATCAACCCAACAGGCTGACCATCCGCAGTGACCGGCGTAATGCCTGTGCTTTCTTGGAACATCGTGCTCAGGTCGGACGGGTCGAAGAAGACGCCCTGCTCGCCACTAGCAAATAGAGCCGTGATTACTGCATCTGGATCGAATCCTGAAAACAGGTTTTTCGCACCGGCGCCGAGGTTGCCGACCAGCGCGCCGAGCGGGGTCAGCGTGAAGAACGGGCGGCTGCCGGCCAGCGTGGCGTTGACGGCGGTGGTCATGTCAGCCGGCCAGGGTGACGGTTACGCTGGCATTGGTGCCGCTGATGGCGGTGACGTTGGCTCGCACGTAGGCCCATGCGGCGTAGGAGGCGAAGCCATCGGAGGTCGCTGCGGTGCCCAGGGTCAGGGTGATGGTGCCGAGGTCGAGCCAGTTGCTGTTGTCGTTGCTGACCTGAATCTTGATCGTCGCCGCACCCGCCCCGGCAGAGGTGGTGCCGGATGCCTGAAACGTCGCCCCGGTGGCAGGGAAACTGTTAACTGAGGTACTGGCCCCAGTAGCGGTGGCGTTAGGTAAAAGCACGGCGGATGTAGTCATGATGCCTCCTGCGTAGTTGGCGTAAATATAGGGTGGTTGTTGGTGGGGGTCAAGTAAGGAGTCGCAGCTTGTACAGCGTTGTCGCGTACAGGCCACAAATTTCGTCGAGGGTGTTCTCCAGCGGGCGGTCGCAAAGCTTCTTGCCGAACGCGATGCGGAGGTCTTCGATTTTGTCGAGGTGCTTTTCGAGCACGACGTCAATCGCGCCGGGTGTCGGCGTACCGTACGGGATGTCGCTCATGCGTCCGTAGGTGCCTTGGTACAGCTCGGCGAAGCTGTCCGCCAGCTCGATCACCGCCTCGTAGAAACTGCCGAGCGCCATGTGCTGCTCGTAGCTCTTGGTCAGGAGGTGGGCGCGGTGGGTCTGCTCACGGGACAGGAACAGGACGGATACGATTTCTGCGGCTTGTTTCATGCCGGTGCTCCCATGTTGTCCGTGACCGGCTCACCGGTCATGAGCTGCTGCTTGTTCTGCTGCGGGTCTTCCTGCGTGCGCTGACGCCCGCCGGCACCGGGCGGACCGCCTTCAACCGGCGGCGGGGCGACGCCTTGCTGCATCTGCACCTCCAACTGCTTGAGCTGGAGCGCCTCGACGGAGGGTACGATCGCATCGGCGTCCATGTCGAGCGTTTTCGCCTGTTCGTGGAGCAGCGCCGCGATCCCTTCCATCCCGACAATCTGCTGGACAACCGGGCTGTTGAGCACCACCTGCAGGAACTCGTTCCGGCGAACCTGCGCAGCGTCTTTGACCACGAGGCTGTTGGCTCCGCGGGCGACGATGTTGACGTCGCCCTTGAGGTCCGGGTCGTCGGCGTACTGCATATTGTAGAAGTACAGGCGCTCGATCAGCGGCTTGGTGACGTAGGTGTCGATGTTGAAGATTACCTGCTTGATCGTCTTGCCCGCGTTGCTCATCAGCATCGACATGCCGGAGGCGGTACGCCCCGCGCCGCCGATACCCGCGTTGTCGCCCGTGATGTACCGCGGAATGCCAGTATCCTCATCGGCACGCATCGAGAACTTGTCGAAGATCGCCATCAGCTCGCCGGACATGCTCTGCGGCTGGAAAAACTCCATCGGCTTCGCGGCGCTGCCCATCGGGTCGTTGGTGAACTGCCAGATTTTCCACGGGAACATCTGCGTCAGGTCTTCCCCCGGCGGCAGGCGGTCAATGTTGACTCCGACCTGCGGGCCGGAAGCGATGCCCATGTTGTTCGCCATCGCTCGCGCGGCGTAGTTGCACATGTTCGCGCAGTCGCGCATGAGGTCCGGGGGTGCGTTACCCCACCAAGCACCGGGGATTTCCTCGAAACACGCCTTGAAGTACGGCTTGCGGTGGAACGGGTCGTAGTTCAGGATCGCCTTGATGACCCACCGCCCGATCAGCCACACCTCGCAGTGATACTCCTTGGTGGGCTCGATCGGCTCGCCGCGGTCTTCGGCCATACCCCACTCGATCAACATCTTGCCCTGCACCGCGCCCCAGTACTGGATCGCGTCAATCTCGGCTTCCGGGTTGTTCAGCACCGCGGAGACGGACTTACCTTCGGCCTGCGCCTTGGACGAGTCGACCGCCAGCCAGTCGCGCAGTCCGCCACGACCGTATTCGTCGAGCACCGCCTTGATCGCCCCGTCGTCGTACCCCTCGACGCCGATCAGTTCGGACAGGGTGGTACGGGTCATGCGGTGGCGCTCGATCAGGTCGCCGTCGTCCGGGTGGGTGCTGTTTGGTGCGGGGTACAGGTTGAACGGATCAACCCGGCCCCACGTCGGGACGATTTCCTCGACCACCACCGGCTCAAACTCGCCAACTGTTGTCTCTTTCCACACCATCCGCGGCTTGCGCCGGAGCGTCGGCCCCTTGATACAGGCCGCGGGGAATGTCACGATGTCGTCGATAAACTCGGCGAAGGCTCGGGAGAACGCGCCTTCTTCGAGCTGGTCCTCCATCTTCATCTCCATCCGGCCGGCCGCTTCCTTCGCCATCTCCTTGATCTCGACCATCATGGTCGACTTGACCTGTTCAATCAGTTCGCGGGCCATCTGCTCAGTGAGCGGCGCACCGATCATCGCTTCGACCTGCATCGCCTTCTGGTTCGCTGCGTCGTACACCGCTCGGTGCAAGTTTGGCGGGAGGTCGGGCAGCGGTGTGGGGTCGATCATCCACGGCTTCTCGTCGCGTGCTCCGGTCAGCGTGTCCCGCAACCAGGCAGACGCCGCACGGCACTTGTTACTCGTGATCATCATGTAGATTTCCGAGCCGCCGGTCTTCTTGATCTCCGCCAACAGGTCGGGTTCGTAGACGCCACGGCGTTGGCGCAAGTTCGTCAGCAGCCGCTGCTCGATGGTCTGCTGCTTGGCGGTCCGCGCGGCTTCCCACACTTTTTTGACGTGGCTGGCGAGGGACTGGATGCCGGGCTGCTGCTGTCGCAGCTCCGCCGCGCGCTTCTCTTCATCCAGAATATCCCGCAAACTGCGGGTCGGGAGTATCCCGTTGATGTTCAGTCCGGCCATATGCGCCCCTACAGGTAATTTCGCGCTACTGTATCACAACTCAACACCGCGCCCACGCCACTGGTGCGGGCTTTATTTCCCGGCGCACCGCCGTCATCGCCGCCCCGAACGCTGCCCCGCCGTCGTGCTGGAGGCAGGCGTACTGCAGCCCGTCCGCGTAATCACTCCACGGGTGCGATTTCTCCGGCACATCATCCTGCACGCCCTTGGTGTTGATCTTGTACCGGTACTTCCCGGCCAGCGCCTTGATCAGCTCCGTTTCGCTGGCGTTTATCAGCATCGCCGACTGCCCGTCGACCGTCCGCGTCATGTAACTCTCGACCACCGCCAACCGTGCCGCCAGTGCGTTCGTCCGCGCCGGTTTCACCGCGAACCCTTCGGCCTTGTATATATCCGCGACCGTCCGTTCATCCGTCTGCGCCCGCTGGAACGCCGCGGGGTCGATCACGATCATCACCTGCTTGCCCGAGAACTCCGCGGCCAGCGCCGGCTTCAGCCGTTCCCTGATGAACCGTAGCGCCCCCATCCCGTTGTCCGTCCCGGTGATCGCCTTGTGAACGAGCACCCGTCCGTTGTACGTCGGCTGCGTGATCACTGCCGTCGGGTTAAGCCCCGCGTCGACACCAATAATCAACGGACTCGACTGAACGATCAACGGCGTCGTCGCCACATGCGTATCCCTGTCGAAACACCGG